ACAATTTCTTCATGATGATGCTCTTCATACTCTATGAGGTCATGTAACTCCTCTTTAGCATGTCTGCGAGCAGCAGGATTTGCTGTTGGATCATCAACGATCTCTTGGTCTTTCTTAATGTGGTCTTCTATTGATTTCATAGTTTTCCTTTAAATTACGTTACTTTCTCTTTCCTTAATTCCATAAGAATCTCTTATCAAGTCTAACACAGTATACACATTTTGTCCAAAAACATCAAATTGATGATTGAGTTTTTTAATCAAATAAGTTCCACTGTGCTCTGGATCAAACTTTTCATCATCTCTGATTTCGTCTGGTGTTTGAGCAGGGATTCGGATTTCAATTAAGTCACCAGCAGATAGATCTAAATGACCAGTAAGAGAAATGGTCAATTGCTGGTTAAACATTATACCAGCTCTCGCAAGAGATTGCGATAAGTAATCCATCTGATTGTCAGTGTATTCAAACGTAGAGTCACGATTATCATCATTAGAGTCGGCAATACCGTCTCCCATATACCAGTTTTCGTGATTAACTACAGTTGACATCACTCGTGTTGGATATTGAGATAGTGTTTTTTGTCCTGTTGGTAAGGTCGTTTGACTTCCCAAATGAACCATGTTATCCCAAGTATCTTCTAAAGAATAGACACGCTCCGTATATTTGCCAGTATTTATATTGAAAAAGCAACATATAGAAGAATATGATCCTTCCCGTAATTTTTCCATCATGTTAATCTCTTGACTGAACACGATTTCCTGAATTTTATATGTAGACTCATAATCAACTTTACCAGGTAACCACTTGAACTCTTCATCCTTTTTTGGAGTAGCAGCAGATAATCCATCAAAAGATTTGAAAACATACCCTTTGTAAGTCTGAAAGAATAGGTATCCAGCAGTTCCTTTTGCTTTATCCATCTCTTCAGTATTAAGATCACTCTTATACTCAGTGGTTTCTGTTGTAGATTTAGAACCAGAATTTATACTAACATAATCTTTTGCTGGTACAGCTTTAGTCTGTAAAGATCTAATTAAAGAGAATGGACTTTTCTTTGTAGGAAGTATCTTAACATGAGTTCTACTTTTCTCAACTAAATCCTCTTCCAGTTCACTATTCAAATACGTCTTCATTACATCCTTTACCACCTCAGATATTTCTCCACTCTGAGTAGCATTAACACGAAGTCCTTCATTGAATAACCCTTGCTCTGATATTAATCCTAACGTATAAATCTGCCTTCTATCTTTAGTAGTTCTATTAGTTACTGTCCAAACACGAAAATTATACTCATATGATTCACCATCAATATCCTCAAGTTTAGCAACAACCTTCTCAAATCCTTGTATAGGCATAGATGATATAAGATTCTCTGCATTATCAATCACAACCATAGTAGCACCATAAGAAGGCCACATGATATCCTCATGGTATTGAAAATGACTCACCATAGTCATTATATTTGCAAAAGGAGTTTTTGAACCTTTAGCTTTGAATAGTTCTATAGATTTAAGTTTAAAACTAGATGCGTATGGTTTATTTGAATTAGTTTTTGCCATACTCAATAAGGTCTAGGATAAAAGTCATCAAGTCCAGGATCACCAACATTTGATATATGGTTAATAGATTCAGAACCCATATCATCATTAACTTCTTCTTGATTATTTAGTACTATAGGTTCAAGGTTAACAGTTGATTTCTCCATCTTACTGAAGATGTTCTCCTTTGAACTGTTATTCAATGTTCTGGACTTCTCTAATACCATATTATTAGTTTCTATCTTATTACTTTCAAGATTAGTAAACTTTGATACTGTATCCATATTACCCTGCAATGTACCATCTGCTACTGGTGCTGGATTCATTAACTCATTGAGTATCAATCCCATAAAACCACCTTTCAGTGAACCCAATGATCTAATTGCTCTCAATGGTCTCTCTATTGATTGTCTAATAGCAGGTGTAGGTCCAGACATCATCCCACCTTCACTAGCAGGAACGCCAGGTCTAAATCCACGAGTTATATCCCATCCTCCCATTTTTCCACCTTTACCAAATTTCCCACGTTGTTTCCAATCATCTGCAATTAACCCTTTCTTACCAAACCAACGTGTCATATTCTCATTAGGAACTCTTGCATTCCTTCCTCTATTCCACCAGTTCTTAACACCATCAAACCAATTATTAGTAGTAGATGCCGATTTCTGAATTATTTCAGTCTTTGGAACTATATCTAATTCACTAGTTTTAGAAGATGTAATATCATTCTTAGTTGTAGTCTCTTCCTTCTTTTCATCCTCCATCTGTTCTGGTGGATCATCCCTTCTAAAGATGTCAGCGATAGACTCCCACCAAGGTTTATTATTCTTTCCTCTAGTTGTAAAATTCTTAGTTTCTTCTCTCCTCTTAGTCTCTTCTTCTTTTGTGGAAGCAGTTGTTAGTACATTATTTGTAATTGAATTACTAACACCAAATGCACTTGCTACTGGTTCAGCAATAGATCTTATATTTGATGCTTGCTGTCCAAAAACAGGATTCTTTGATATAGATTTACCAAGAAGATTCATTAAAGCAATACCACTCACTTTAATAGGAAGTTCCATTGCTTTGACCATACTCTTGCTTCTATCAACCATGCTAATAGAAGAATTACTACCAGATGATCTATTAAAATTAGTCATCTTTGGTTTCATATTAATAGAATTATCTCCTTTAGGGAAATTCATATTAATAGGTGTCTGTGCTGTTGCTAATGGTTGACCCTGTGTAAAATTATTATCTAATGGAGTAATTAATTCATCACCATGCAATTTAGCCCAATAACCACTATCAGGACCAGAAGCAATACCACCTTTTGCAAACCCAGATCCATCCTCACCTTCATTGATTGGCAAATTATCTTGATTAGATGCTACATCATCCAAATAATCCTTTAATTCTTTTTCTGCAAACCTATCTTGGAACTCTGCCTCATCTTCTGATACTTTTTGAGATACCTGAGTACTCCAATCTTCCCTTTTCTTCTCGGCAGACTCTTCTGTTGTTTTAGCTTCATCTTTATCATCACGTCTCTTATCTCTAAACAACTGGTCTCTAAGAACATCAATGATCTGATCTAACTTATTCTCAAGAACATCTTCACTAAGTTCTAATTGTTTATGTAAAGTGAATACACCTTCCTTAACTGTTATTACTGCTTGCTCGGTTTCACTTAATCTCTTCCTAACAGAATCTAAACTAGTGCTTAGAGATAATGCTACTGCTGCTAGGAACTCACCAAGTTTTTTATCATGAACCTTTACTGCTTTCTGTTTTTCACCTGTAAATGTTTTTGAACCAATCAAATTTTGATCAGATAACTGCTTAGTTAAAGGACTTGGAGTTGTTTGATTCTTTAATGACGATCCAACACCTACCCACGGAAAAGGTTGTCCTGCCAACCTATTCATTGTTTGAGAATTAGTTGGTTTAGGATCTATCGGACTTGATCCATAATATCCAGAATCTGATTTCTGACCTCTAGCAAGATAAGAAGGATTTACTTCAGGACTTCTATATCTCAAAAATGAAGGCAAATTAGCAGTAGCATTTTCTGCCATTGCTGGACCCATAAACTCTCCTTTCCGAAGCATTGGGTCTACACCAAACTTATCTGCCAGCATGGTAGCTTGTGCCATTTTACTGCCAGCACCTTTCTTAGATGCCAGGATTAAATCTGCTATAGCAGAAGCTACAGAAGTTGAAAGATCACCAGTAAATGTAGTTGTTGCCATGCTAACTTATTAATGAATACAGTTTATACTTTTTAATCCAATCATCATTTCCTCTATTGATAGAAGTAACCATAGTAGTATCATCACTACTAACATATGTAGTATTTGTAATGACAATTGGTTGACTATTTCCATATGGATCTAAAGAATCCTCAACATCAAAACTGGCAGAATTCAACTGACTAACCTTTCTATCTTGAATAGGTGTCATTTCCATTTGCTTTAAATAATCATTATAAATTTGCAATGATTCTTCCAATGTTCTTTTTGTTTGTCCATGAAAAGGTCCAATGCCAGCCCATTCTTTTTGAAGTTCATTGAGTCCTTCTATAGTTAAAGGTTCAGAAACATCTATACCCCTCTTCTTTTTAGCAAGATGTAATATTAATTGCAACTGCAAATCCTTACTAAACTTAATTTTAGTAGGATCAAATTCTTTACCTTGACTTGCATACATTCCCTTTGCTTGATTCAAAGGATCCATAAATTGACCCAGACCAACAGCAGCAGAAGATAATCCATTATAAGTAGTCTCTCCTGCATCCATTCTTCTTGTCTGTTCATCATATAATTCCTGAAGAGTCATCTCAGTCATATTCATATCAGTTCTACCACCAAACCATCTATTATAAGAATCATCACTGCTAGTTCCTTCAACATGCCTTACCATTTTTAAGAAAGCAAGTTCTTCTATATCTGTTATTGTGGATCCTGATATAGTAGTCTTAGGTTGTACCTGTTTTGGTTTTGGTTCTTCTTTATTACCTCTCTTCATTCCCAACCACGGTGGACCCCAAAACCCATCATCTTTACGACCCCAAACTACATCTCTAATATTTTTAATCCCAGAACTAGTAATCTCAGTAACACCCAAATCTGGAAGTTCAATTCCAAATACTTTCCAAGGTTGTTTACCTTGTTCTTGAGTATCCATAGAATCTATTGATGGCAAAGGTGGAATTGGTCTATACAACATATTATTTTTATTCAGACCAGAACTAAAGAAAGATTGGGATATTCTACCAATATCAGTTCTAGCATTCAAATTGTCTATAGGAATATTACCCAATCCAGCAGATCTTATCTCTGCATTTACTTGTGGTACAATACCAGCAGCAGATGCAAGAAGTAAAGAAGAAGAAACTATACTTTTCTCAAATATTTTGTTACTAAGAGATGGTTGTAATTTAGTACCAGTTTCATATTGTTTTGGAGTAATTCCACCAGTTTCATATTGATCTGGAGAAACTCCCAATGCTTCCTGAATAAAATTTGTTATATTTTGATCCGATAGTCCTTTGCTAAAATTACTTTCTATATGCTTCTCATAAGCTCCTATATTGATATCACGAAAAATATCAAGAATGGTAAAACCATATCCAGCGATAGGTACTGCACTACCCATAGATAAAGCAAAACCTTTAGGATCACCCCTCATAAAACGTATTATACCCTCAATCAAACCATATGCTGTCTGAGCAACTGGTACAGATTTACCTGCAATCTTTACTGCTAGTTTTTCTGCACCCTTTTCACCTAATTGTTTTATTAAAGCATCTCTAACAGGTTTAGAACTAAAAATTTTAGGAATTAACTCTCCAGAAAGACGCTTACCAACTTGTCTTTGAATAGTTGTTTTAGCATAGTTTTTAGTTATCTTTCTTGCTGTTTTCTTACCCCCTACACTTAATATTCTATCAGTTGCAATTTTCTGTGCAATGTTTTTGGAAAACTTTTTAGTTATTCCCATACCAGTGCCTTTAACTATACCTGATGCTACTGTTCTAGCACCAATTCCTCTAATTAGTAAAGAAATAGCACGAGCAACTTTACTTCCTTTCTTAAAAAGTTCAAGAATATCACCTCTTGCTGTTGTAGCAGCATCTGCTGAACCAAAATCCTCATCTACTCCCTCTATACTAAATTCTTTATCATCTGCTTTTAATCTTTCTTCTCTATTTTTCTCAATCTCATTTCTAGTTCTAAAGAGATCTAACATAGTATCAAATTTACTCTCCATCAATTCATTTTGATTTATGAGTAATTTCTGGGAATTAACAAGTCCTTCACTCGCAAATAAAACTTGATCTGATAGTTTACCTATACTACCTTCAGTCTGAATTATACCAGCATCAAGTTCCGATCCAAAAACCTTGGCAATATAAGTCTTTAAATCAGTATCTTTTGTTACTTGTGTTGATGATCCTTCATCACTTATTAACTTTTTTGCAGCCTGCTTAACCTCTGGTGTTGCCTTCGTCTTATCAATTTCTTTTTCTTGTTTACGCTGTTCAATTGCACTAGCAATTTTACTTACTATTGTAGTTGATAAATCTCCAGTGTATGTTTTAGATTCTGCCACTAGTTACGCTTTGCTGCTTCTTGTTTTTGTTTGACTTCTTCAAGGTATTGCATCAAGAAAGTTGTATAAACTTCTCTTTCCCAAGGCATCATATTTTCAATTTCAGTCAAACTATATTTATGATACTGCATCAAGGCAAAATTAAGTCTAAAGTACCCTTCCAAACTATTTTGGAAGAGTGCTATGCGAAAAAACTCTGCAATCCCTCAATCGTATACTCAGATTCCTTACCAGTATTGGGGTTTGTCACCTTAAAAGTATGACTCAGTTTAGGACATGTAACATAAAACTGCTGTATGCTCTCAAACTGCTTAGTAGTCAAAGTATCAACAAATGTGCGGAATTCTTTCTTTGTTGTTGTACTTTTGTCATATACCTCATCATCAGTAAATATCTGTTCTATAGAATCTGAAATGAAATCATAGACCTCTTCAGTCTTCATTTCTTTCTGTAAAAACTCCCTATCTACAAATTGCTGCATACTGGGATATTTCATAATAATACCCATATTGTCACCAAGTTGAATCTTGGTATCATGCCCTTCTGGTTTAAAAACCTCTACTTCATTAATATCAATAAATGCCTCAACTTTTGTTTCATTATCATCTTGACATGTTACAGTCAAAGTGATCAATTCACCAATAGATGCTGCTCTAATCTTCAAAAACAAATATTCCAAATCAAAACTAGGTAGTGCATCTACCTTAATTCGTGAAATAACACAATTTTTGATTAAATCCTTAACTGCGTTAAGAACCTCTTTTTCATCCTGTGTCTCAAGTGCCAATAATAGCACCTTCTCCTCTTTTACAAGAAATGGACGATATTTGACAGTTTTGCCTGTAGAGGGTAATTCAAGCTCAAACGTTGGATATCCTACCTTTGGTAATGCCATTAAAAAAATTTCAAGTCGTATATTTATATATAGCGACTTTTTAAGGCAAAAATGTGCCGAGAAAATTTTCCCTCTTTTATGGAATCAAAAATTCAATTTTGACACGCTATTTTTCGTCTGGACCAAAATTATTAAGAAACTGCTCTAAAGTAGCGGATGGAGTCCATCTTTCTCTTGTTATGTTATCTCTAGCATCAAAACCTTGATCAGGCCAATTTTCTCTTGGATTATAACCAGAAGCAACTTGTCCATATCTGACAGTATGCCTTGAATAATAAAAATTAACATTAACTCTTGCTATCTGAGATGTTCCATACTGTAAAGGAACAGCATCAATAGCATATGGATAGCAATTCTCTAACAAATAAGTTATAGGAGCTCTCTGATTAGATGCATTAGGACCACTCTCTGATTTTATAATTCTAGCAGTGCAAACATAATCATCCATGAACTGCAATCTATTAGCACGAGTCCAAGGATCTGCTTTCACTGATCCTCTAGCTTCTTCCATAGTTCCATTATATCCTGCCATTTTCTCACTATAGATAAAATCATACCAAGCAGTAAAGAATTTTAATGCTGTTACATTAGCATCTAGCAAAAAACCCATTCCTACATCAGTAAAAATTCTAGTATGTGGATAAGATACACTACCTTCTCCTAAATATCTACCATTTATTTGTCCAACAGCAGATTGAACGTTAGGAAGTTGTGCCTCATCACAGAACATCTCAACAACATCTTTGTTGTAAGAAGAGTAAAAAGATTCAGCAAATGGTCTCTCTGGTTTCTTAAAATCAAACTGAACATCAAAGCCTGTGGTAAGGGACATTCCACCCTTTGCACCGACTTTCTCCATAAAGTCATTTATTTTTGTTACTGCCACTCTAAATATAAAATGTGGATTATATATTATATATGGCTTACTCTGGATATTATAAACCTTTAAACCCTAGGAAGTATCGTGGTAATCCTACTCGTATAGTGTACAGATCACTATGGGAGAGAAAATACATGAAATATTGTGATACCACACCTAACATAATGGAGTGGGGAAGTGAGGAAATCGCAATACCATACAGATCTCCTATAGATAATAGGTCACACAGATATTATCCCGACTTTTATATTAAAGTACGTGAAAAAAGCGGAAAAATATCTAAGTACATAGTTGAAATCAAACCAAAGAAACAAACTCAACCTCCATATGGTAAAGATAAAAGAACTAAAGCCTATAGAAACGCTGTTCTAACCTTCGCTAAGAATAAAGCAAAGTGGAATGCTGCTGAGAACTACTGTGACGATAGGCAAATGAAATTTTTAATACTAACAGAAGATCACTTAGCAGTATGAAACAATGGCACAAGGATTTAGAGATATACAAATACCTCAGTTAAAAGAGGACTCAGGTTATGAAACTATATTTGAAAAAGTAAAAGAAGCAGCAGGTGGAGAAACAAAATCCTACCTGTGGTATAGGAATGCAATAAGACAATATGCTTTAAGAATTAATGACAACCCAGAAAGACTCATGCGAGATGAGGTACAGGATGCTATGGGTTCAGAAGAACAAGAAGATGAGAATCAAATAAGAAGATGGGTTGTATCAGGTCATATGTATCTCTTTGAATACAAGGCAAAGACTGCTAATAAACTACCATATTACGATGAATTTCCGCTTGTTTATGTAATAAAAGCAACTAGAAGTGAATTCTGGGGATTGAACCTACATTACCTGACACCAAAGAGAAGAGCATGGGTTGTTAAAAGATTATTTGATGGAAGAATTGATGCTCCACGTAAATGCTTCCATAAATACTTAACTAGTTATGTTGATGGTTTTTTTCTTGACTTAGCATCTTCCGAATGGGCTAGTGCTATTCTCCTACCAGTAGAAAACTTTGTTCATACTAGTAAGAAACAACGTGGTTTAACTTCATATCCAAAAGAAGTTGTTTGGGATGAAATCAATGAAGATTTTTATGATAAAATCAAACAAAAAAGAATCATACGTGGTTATGGTAAGAAAGAAGATACAACAATGGTATTAAAATGACAATTAGTATTGGTAGTTGGAAAAACTCTGAATTTACAGAGGAACAAAAGAAAAGGTCTATTGGATATCAAGGAGTTACTGGGACTGGTGCTTTTAAAGGTCAAGCTCTGACTTATGGTGGAGGAGATGGATCTTCTACTTCTAGTGGACCAGCTAATGCTAACATGAAGTATGCAAATACTCTTGATGGAGAAAGACCTAGTGATACAACACTAAGATATCCTAATGATACCTATCTTGGTGTTGATACTGACTATGTTTTCTTTCAATTTGGTAAATACAACCCACCATTCGGTAAACAATACAGAAAAGCAAACGGTGAATTTACAAAAGAATTAAAACGTGGACAAGAGGATAAATCTAGTACGTATGACTTGTATCAGGACTCAACTAACTTAGAAATTAAAGGACCATCAATTATATTACCTATGCCACAAGATTTAGGTAATGAGATATCACAAACATGGCAAGGTAAACAGTTCAGTGGAGTAGGAAGAGCAGCAATAGCATCTTTAGCTGGAGCAAACATGAGCTTCACAAACACAAAACTAAAAGATGCTTCTGGTAACTGGAAATCTTTCCAAACTGCACTAACCAAAAGTGCATTGAATAATCTTCCTGGTATTGGTGGTAACTTATCATTCAATGATATATCTGGTTCTACAAGAGGAATCGTTATGAATCCTAACACAGAACTATTATATGATTCTCCACAGTTAAGAGAGATTGGAATGACATGGAAACTAGTTCCAAAAACTTTGGCAGAAGCGAGAGAAATTAAAGCTATCATTGATGCATTTAGAGAAGCATCATTACCATCATACGGTTCTTCAGATGATCCTATAGGATCTTGGGGTGAACCAGCAAAAAGTGGTGTTGGTATAGGAACTGATCGTAGAAAGGATGCTTCAAGTGACACTCAGGTCTTTAGCGAAGAAAACTTTATTCATGTTCCTTGGATGTGTAAGTTTACATTCATGAAAGGAAATGATACACACTATAACGTTGCTCAATTCAAACCATGTGCAATAAGTAAAGTACGTGTTAGTTACACACCAGATGGAATGTATTCAACATATGTTGATGGATCACCTGTTGCAACAGAACTCAGCATAAACTTCATAGAAAGCAAACTTATCTTCAAAGGCGAGGTATCCAAAGGATTCTAATGTACTTTTCAATACTACCAGACATACAATACGATAACAAACCTATCAGTTATCCATTTTCAGAATCTGATTATACTATTGCCAAGAATTTCTTTCGTAGATATGAATTAAGCAAGGATGTATTTGGATATGCTACTCACTATAAGAAGTATGCTGTAAATGATGGTGTTAAAATTGAAACGATTGCGAATGATTACTATGGAAGACCAGAGTATGATTGGATTATAATCTTAACTAACAATTATATCAATCCACATTTCTCATTTCCATTAGATAACTCAACACTAAGCAAGGTGGTAGAAGATAAGTATGGAGAGAATGGAGCTTATGATGTACACCACTACGAAACAAAGCAAGTTAAATCAGGAGAGATTGTTGACAACCTTAATGTAATAGCATTACAAGGTGGACTAATAGTAGACAAGAACTTCTATGATTCTACCTTTACTTACTGGGATGGTAGTGAATCAGTCTCTGTTGCTGGCAATACAGTATCAGAAGAAATTTCTAACTGGGACTATGAAGTAGCAGAGAACGAGAAGAAGAGAGAAATATATCTACTGAAGAAACCTCTCCAAGAAAAATTTGTTGAAGAATTTAAAACCAATAATTTATATTCAAAGTCATCAAACTTCATTAGTAAGAGACTTAAAAAGACTGGAGTCTAGTTCAACTTTTTGACATAAAAAAACCCCCGAAAAATTTTCGGGAGTTCGTGGAATTGACTTTTCAATTTTGCTGTACTATGCAGTAGGTTCATTAGCATGTAGTACCACATGTCCTTGATAAACAGGAGGTTCTTTGTGGTGATTACAATCACAAATGATCTGATCAATCTTAGCTTCAAGATTGTGTAGATGTTCTAGTACATGATCTATTCTAGGATCAGGTGCAGATGTCATGTTATCTACTTGAAAATCTACTGCTGATGCATAAGGGTCAACAGTGTATGTGTCTGCTGCTGTTCCAGTTGTAATAACTACGTCCTGATTTGGATCAGTACCCTCTGGATATAAACCAGCAGGTGTAGTAAAAGTTACATCTGTT